TACTTAGTTAGTATGGCAGAGAATGGAGTGAAAGTCAAGCGGTAGTAGACAGTTCCTCACGTGTCATGTGGTATTGGTAGTTACCATTAGACATACGCGCACGTTGTAGCGCACGCTCTGCATCATACTGTGCAGTGTAGTAATCGAAATCTTTGGATACACCGTTAGCGGTGCGAGTTAAGACGAAACGGAATGGTTGTTTGTTCATGCTTACAGTATGGCATAGAATCGGTGGGAAGTCAACGGTTAGTGTGCACTTTGCCAACTGTCACACTCTCCAGTAATACCATCTAAGTAATCTGCAATCATATAAAACCACATGTCATTTTCATAGCAATCATTCATACCACTGTACCACATAACATCAACAGTTTCATCGATTTGTTGTTGCTTAGAGTTCATGAAATACCTCGATTGTGTTAGTTACAATAATACCATTTAGTTTTGCTGGTTTGTTTCGTTTAGCACGCTTCTGTACATCACACCATAATAGTGTACGCATTGGTTTATCGTGAAGTGTGAATGTGGTTTCTTTTAATCTCATTTAGTTAAAAATAAATGTTGAACAATCACATGCTAATACACCATAGTTTGCTAAGTCATGATACTTTTCAAAACGATTATCATCCTTTATTTCATAACAAAACAAACCCTCATCATCTAAATCAGATAAGAATTGATCGATGATTTTATTGTACTCAATATCATTAATGTAATCTAAAAAACTCCAGTCATTATTAATCAAACCGCTGGCAAGTTCAGTTGGTAGTGTGTACTCTGTTTTCATTTTGTTATCTCCTATTACTTGAACACATATCCTGACTCAAACTCAACAACCTCGTTGTTATCTTTGATAAACCATTGATAATCTTTCTGAAATACACCATCAGTTAATGCATCACAGAATTCATTGATGATAACATTGAGACGAGATTTAGTCGTGTTAGTACGCCATCCACCATCAAATACTCTGACGTTGTTATCAGTCACTGTCGCAATGTGATTGCCGTGAAGATACACAAGTGATGCATTGTTGTCGTTAGTGTATACCTCAGTATTTGCCTTATGCCAACACTTTCCCAACTTGATTGCACTGATCATGTCACGTTCAATCTGTCGCATTGTCTCTCCGTTTGGTATACATATAGTATGGCACAGTGTACAACCAAAGTCAATGGGTAGTAGACAGTACGTTAACTGGCGCAACAGATGTTGTGCGATATTTACACGTATCCGTGTACCACGTTAAATATTATTTAGCAGCGTCATCGCTCGCGCTACGCGCTCGCTAATTGCGCCAAATGTTTGCACATAATAAACATTATTGCAGAAGCGAGCGAAGCGAGCGGCAACGATTAGTATATTTTATACCCCTATGGGGGTTTTATAAGTAATACTTATATGATATATGGGTTCACAAATTTATGTCATTTTTTAAGGAGCCTTTGCTCGTTAGCGTAAGGTTCCGACATAACAAAAGAGGTATAATCGTTAAAATACTGTGGAAAATAGGACCAAACAGGTAAGCACTGTTTAATATTATGATAATTTGAGGTACACATAGTAATAAACAGTGCTAAGCAGTTAAGAGCTTGTTGAATTGAGACTATCACTGAACATTGCGTTATAAACGATAGGGAATTGCTGTTGTATAAGAGATTTAACGTTATCAGCTATCAATTTGTGTTCATATTGTGTACCATTAGCACATCTAAGGTCAGTATAGTGCAACCAGGAGCGCAGGGTACCGTTCATATAGAGTTTAGTGGGTGTTGATAGGGGAAGGATGTCTCTTGCACACTCTTTAGCGACACCATGATCTAACATATCAGTATATAAGTCTAGGGATTGCTTATATAGATTTTGAGTACGCATTTCAAACTGTTGTGTAAGGAATGGATCTAGATCATCAATACTATTCTGTCTATTTTTAGTATCTTGTCTACGCAGGTTAGGCAGTTGTGGAGTATTAACGACTTGAGCGTAACGTTGGGAGAATTCTTGAAAGGAGAAGGAGCGGTGACGAAGGATTTGACTAGCAACACTTCGGGTTGTGTCAATCTGTACACACATATTAACCATTTCAAAGGGAGACCAATGCTTATGTTTAATTAGATATTTAATAAGACCTGTATAATTATCATTATTTTGATTAGATGGGTTAGATACTCTAGCCATATAAGCTATTAATGATTCAGCATCGGGTGTTACGTGAACGAGTTCTACGTTATGCATACAGTAGTATAAGTTGTGATGGGATTAATAAAGAGTGGTATTAGGAAGTATAATAAATACTCCAAGATTCAGTAATATTAGAGGAGGAATGAGAGCTTGTCTCGAATTCCTCCTTTTGAGCAGTCGGGTCCACCCTTCCCTTCTGCCTATAGATGTGGGGTTAAGCTAAACCCAGGTAGGGATTGAGTTTCTAGAGTTACCTTTAGCTTGTTGTCTTTGTGTTAAATTCATACCCAATACTAAATGATTAGCAGATGCTTGTGGGTCACCAATAAGCTCTTCTAACATAGCATTCCACTCTGTACGTTTACGATCTTTAATAGCTTCTAAGGCAGATATACCCATAGCATCTGTAAAGTATTTAATACCTTGAGAGAGAGCGTCTAATCTATCATCATGTCTAATTGCACCTTTTTCACGACACATCCTAGACATTTGATAGAATAACATATAGAGTAGTCGTTCTTCTGGTGCAGCATCTGGATTAGACTTAAAGTCTTTTTCAATTACGGAACGGTTAATAATGAGTCGATGTTGATTGAGGATGGGTTCGATGGAATCAATGATTCGATCTTCTTTTCTAACATTTGCTCTGACTTCTTCAATATCAATTCCTTGTTTTGTTTGTTGAAGATGTTTGCGGAACAACTCGCTAACAATCCCGTCACCAAAATTAGTTTCAATAAGTAACTTAGATACGCCATACTTTTTACAACCTTTTAAAATATCAAGTAATGTTTGGTCTGAGTATCCATCTCTGTAAGCACGCATTTCGTGCAAGTACAAGAAACCGTTCCGTTGGGAGATAAAAGCTGCTGCTGTTTCATCCGTTCCACGGCCCGATGGATCAACTGAGCATATTGTTTCTTGGTAAACATCCCATTCTCCTTGGAGCTGCATTGGAGAGTAGAAATAATCTCCAGGTAAACCAACCGTTGGAAGGTCTTTGATGACGTTTTGGGGATCGGAGCACCATACAACGGATTCAGGTGCAGTAGTTGGGTTAACGCTAGTAACAATAAGATCAGCACATTTAAGAGGGAATTTTTCTGCATCAGATAAACTTGTGTCTAACATAAATTGCAACATAAAGTTGCTACGACCCATTGATGCTTCACGTTCAATTAAATCATCATTATCAAATCTATCATCTGTTATTTCCCATTTCTTAGCACCTTTATCAATGTCTTCGACAAGTTGTGGTGCTAGGAGACCTTCGTATTGACTAACTTTACGAGGATATCTAGCAGGCCAAACGAATGGTTTGTAAGAACGTTCTGCTAGTTTACGATATACAGTAAATGTAGTCTGTGGTGTTCCGAGAAACATAATACGGCTATCTGATTTAGGAGTGAGAATAGATTCAGCTTCAGTACAAAGTTGTAGAAGTTTCTCCCTCATAAATTCTGTCATTGAGTTGCCGGGAACCTCAATGTCGTCAAGAATCATTAAGTCAGCGCGAGAACCTGTCAGTTGGCCAGTAATCCCTACAGACTTGACGGAAGGTGCTTGGTGGGGGGAACAGTTTACATCGAAACTGATTCGTGACCATCTTGAGTCGTCTGATCTGGGCTGTAAATGTTTTAACCATGAAGTTTCTATAATTAATTTTTGTAAGAAGATCGACATATTATCTGCACGTTCTTTAGATGCAGAAATAATCATTATCTTTTTTTCGGAGTTATTAAAGAGAGTCCAAAGAACAAAAGCACCAGTAATCCAGCTCTTACCAACTCCCCGAAATGCTTGGATCTGTAAACGCTTTGGACCGTGTTGAAGGTAATCAGCAATTGCATATTGAGCACGTGTAGGATTTGGTAGGTCGAGTTCATTCCATAATGCTTGAAGAAAAAGTTTAAAATCACTCTTTAATAGATCTAATGTATTCATCGTTTCTCCAAGTTTTAGGTCCAAAGGGTTTATTAGGTAAATGTTGTTTAACTGTAAAATTTTGTCTGTCAGTTACAAACATAGGATCATAACTTAAAGATTCATAACGTATGTCAAACCAACGATTATTATCTAATTCTTTTTTTAAAAAATCAATATATCTGTAGCTATGTCCAACATAATTACGGTAAAAATTAGAATCACCTATGTAATCTTTGTACCATTCTATACGTTCCATACTTTTTACAATATCATCGACATTACGATACATAAAAGCAAATTGAGCAGTAGGAAACATATAAGATACTTCTAAAATAGCTTTAAGTATAAAAGGAGCTTGTATAACACTGTTTATAGGTATGTCAGGGTTATACTTAAGCTCATCAATAAACTTTCTACCAGTTTGTCTGGCTATGATGTGGCTAGCAAGCCGTGAGCCTGCTCTCTGTGGGCCTGTAACAAAGATTGGGTGGGTCATAGGTACAATCTAGCGTAGAGTAGGTGGAAGGGTGGTTAGAGGGGCTTACAGGAGGGTTTAGTTAAAAAGGGCTGGATTAGATTTAGCTTCACCCGTATATTTAGGACTAACACTTCCAATTAAATCATCCATTGGTTCCCAAAGTTCAGCAACAGCTGCATTATAAACTGCGTCACCTTCAATACCTGGTTCAAAAAGGTCAGCCCATCTATCTAGCAAATCATCAACGTTGTCCACATCTTTTAAAAGACGTTGATAATCAGATTTACTAAGTTCAGCACCCATAGATCTTAATTCGGTATGCATACGGTTATGGGGTGTTTGTTTCATATTAAGTAAGTTAGCTTTAATATCTCCAGCACGTCTACCTTTAACTGAAGCAAATTCAGCCATAAGAATAAGGTCATCTTTTGTAGCTACACCTTTTGAAATTAATTCATCCATTTTACCAAAAAAAGCTGCACTCATACCTTTAGGAAACAAATGATGTTGTTCAAGATACCCTTTAATTTTCCTAGCAGTTTGTTCAGCTTTTTTTTCAGACAAACCAATAGTGCTTCTAAAATAATTTACATTTTTAAAATCTTGAATACGTTCAGCTTCTTTAGTCGAAACAAATGGTAGTACATTAGATTCTGCTCTACTTAAACCTTCTTGAGCGTTCTTTTTATTATCAGTTAAACGATCAATAATTTTGTTAACGTTACCTTTTTCTGTTTCCCAATATTTTTGTAATTCAGGGGAAGAGTTATTAACAAATTCTTGTAAATTTTTAGGATCACCTTTTAATTCTCTAAGTGCATCTATTTCATTATTTTTAAGTGAAATTGTTTTACGATAATCATCAATATTTTTATCACGTCTAAGTAATTGTTTTCCTTGCATTCCAGATGCATCATACATTGAATCACCAGGTTTAACACCAACAGCTGTGTTTACCCTTTGATTTGTAGAAGTAACAGCTTTCATCACCTGTGGTCTCTTCAAAGAAATAGAACCATTAGATGCAGATGGTGCTAAACCCATTGGTGCTGATCCTGCTGTAGCAAGCTGTAACCCACCACCTGGTGGTGTTAAAATATCATCAATAGCTGTATCAATAACATTAACAGCAGTTTTACCAGCTTGTTTTACAATTGGTGCTGCTCGTTTTAATGCTACAGAAGCACCACCAGTAGCAGCAGCTGTTACAAGTTCATCTGTAATAAATCTACTAGTATTAGTTTTTTCACTGATAAATTTTAAACCTTTATCAATTGTAGTTACTGCACCATAAGCAAACCTTAAACCAGTTTTTATGTTTTGTTGAGTATCATAATCTTGTTGGTTATAAAAATCTTCAGCAGCTGTTGCAGCATCTGTTATTTTTTCAGTAGCAAAATCTTTTGCTTCTTGAGGAATAGCTTGACTAATTGAATTACCAATTCGTTGAGCTGTAATCTCTCCCATTCTAAACTGACCTTCATCCATCAGCTTATCATAAGATTCTTTAGTTTGATAACCGTAGTTTTGACCAGCCCAAAAAACAGGTTTGCCATTTAAAATAGCTTCACTACCAATAGGCCGTGCTTCTTCATTTACTTGAGTAGAATCTTTGCCTGATTGGATTTGACCAGCACCTTCTAAAACTCTATTGGTATTTTCAACAAAATTACTACCTAGATTAACAAGACCTGTAATACCAGGAAATTCTTCTTGTAATGGCATAGTTAATTAATATACTCCATAATTAAGTGTTCACGGAGTTTATTAACTCCAAATTTGGCTCTCATCCATGATTGCCAATGGTTACTTCCTTTATCCTGATTGCATCTGGTACATGCGGGGACGACATTCGTATTAACGTCTTCGCCCCCAAGAGAACGAGGATGTACATGGTCCAGAGTAAGTTCGTGTAATTCATAAGTTTCTCCACAATAAACACATGTGCAGCCAAAGTGTAATTTAATACTGCGCCTCCAAAGGCGCTTAGCTTCAGAGGATGTCATGGTTATTAAGTTGTATAGGTAGTGATCAGGAGTTGGAAGTAATGGGGTCATGCTTTACGTTGTTTACCGACACGTGCGCGATTTTTAGAGGCAATTTCAAGAGTAGTAGATCCATCCCGTTTATGGGATACATCTCTACCATCTCCATTACCGTAAGTACCACGGCGTCGGTTTTCTCTATTTAAAGCAGCCCTTTTTTTAATTTGTAACCTTTGTCCATCATATTCTCTTTGGTATGATTTATAGTTACCGTTAGCAAATTTAGGACCACTATAATTAGATGTGCGAGCCATATAACCTCCGTTGGACTAATTCTGGGTCAACAGTTGGCATAATGTTAGCCAATTTATCAAGTGAGTTTCCATCAAAGGCAACTCCACTAATGTCATTCTTTGCTAGCCAATCACAAGCTGCCTTAAGATCTTGTGTAGTTGCCTCACCGGATTTAACACGGTTTAGAAACTCATTAGTAACTAGATTGTGTAGCTCATTAAACTGTTCTTCACTCGCTTTCTTTTTTGACATCAGTTTTCTTGGCTTTAGTTTTTTTTACTACGGGTGCTTCAATTGCATACCATGTTTCACCTGGTTCATGTACAAGGTGTGATTCTGCACGTACTGCTTGTTCAGCAGTTTCAAACGTCCCAATTATTTTTTTGGTACGAAGATCAACAATTTTGTAAGTCATTTTTTAATTTCTAAGAACAATTTGATCTAGTTTGTTTTCAATACGCACCATATGATCTTCCATACGTTGAACCATTGTTGATAGGTCAGCTTTAGATACATAGTCCTGAGCCACGCTAAGTTCAATAGCGTCGATACGTCTGTCAAGACCACTAATGCGATCATGTACATTATTTATTCTGTTGTGTAATCTGTTATTAAGTGCAGCACCTCCAGCGACTATTGCTATTGCTACACTAACAAGTGCTTCCATTATTCAAGTGAAACGATAGGTACGATGTCGTGGCAAAGCATTTCAACACGACTGCCAGGTCTAAAAGTAAACCCAGATTTCATAATTTCTGTACATTTAAGTGCACGAACAAGTTCGTAATCAAGACGCATCTTTTGTTCGTGTTTTCTGGCGATAGCTTTACAGGTTTCGATCATGCCACCATCTAGTGGAACAGAAAAATTTAACTGTACGCCGAAGTTATTGCTTCGTACATACCCAGTGTGATCGTGTGGAATAGTATCGTTGCCCATATAAAAGGGCGAAAATTGCATGGTTGTTCCATTACAACTACTGTTTGCTGCAAAGTATTGCCGAGACGGTGCTCCATTGTTCTGGAATTGCACAGCTTGGTTAGTCACATTGCCCGTTGCAGCGGCAACCGGGTTAGATGTATTTTGAACCTTTGGATCTTCGTTATTAGCAAACGCTGGGTTTACTGTGAAAAGATTGATAAGGATGTAGTAGTAGACTGCTGATCGATAGTTTCTTCGATCTCGGTTGTAGAAATTACTCCCGCTGCTCGGGTTACGACTTCTAGTTGAAATGGATCGCCTGCAGTATGTACTGAAAAGGTTGTGGATGAATTTGTAATATCTCCACTTGGTGTAACGTTTGTTCCAGACCATGATGAATAAGCACCACCAAGGGTTTCGGTTTCAATTGTTCTTTCAATATCAATCGTGGTGGTAGTAGTCGATTGCATTGAGCCCTGAGTAAAGTTAGGTGTAACTTGTGCTGATACTGGACTAGCTAAAAACAATAAAAGTAGTAATCGTTTCATTCTTCTTTCTTTTTAGGATCAGGAGATTTGTTATTAGATTTACTATTGGATGTAGTTAAACCAAAAGTAGCAAGTGCACCAGTAAAAACAGAAGCAACAAATGTTATATCACCACCACTCTGACCTTTTTTGATCATTGGTAGTTCAACATAGTTAAGAGTGATAATAAAACCACTCCAAATAACAACACCTAAGCGGACGAAAGTTCCAAGGATTTGTAATTCATCTTCTGTATTTTCTTTTACTTTGGCTAAGAAGTTTCTAGAGTTTTCGGTGGGTTCTTCTTTTTTGTTATTTTGTTCCATACTTGCTTAATTATGGGTTTCATAATCATCACTAAATATTTGAATAGTGATGTCGCAGCAAGGGTAGCACCTACAGAGATGAATGCTGTAGTCGCTGCAGTTGTCATGATCGTAGTAGTTGGCATTGGAACTTCAATGTCCGTAAATGGAACCTGTACGATCTGAGCTTCCGGTGGAGTTATTTGTGGTGTGTGTTTAGGTGATTTAGTTTTAGTAGCTTCAGCTTCTGAAGAATCATCAGGGTCGGTACCCTCAATACCTGGAGGTGGTCTTAATGTATTTGGAGGTACCACTAATGGCTTATAAGACGGCACATCAGCTCTTGGCACCTCAAGTATTGGTATGGGTAGAAAAGGAGCCTCAGGAAGGCTTAAAGAGGGTAGTTGTGGGGGATTAACCCACTCCATTACTCATCTCCAAACAAACCGCGTTCGATAAAATCGACAGCTTGATCATCTACTGTGTTGTCTGTTGTAGAAGCCAACTTACGTAGTAGGTCAACAATTAATCGTTTGACATTTGGAGAGTGGATAAATGAGAATAGAATTGGACGGATAAGGGTTAGCATAATTAAATAGGTGTAGGCCATGCCGTAGCAATGGCAGGGTTAGTTACGTCGTTACCATCAGAATCTTTGACGGTAGGTTGACCAAATAGAAGTTCTTTTAGAGCAGGTACATCAGCGGCATTGCTAATCTCTGTCTGACGTGTATTACAGGAAGTCCTTATAGAAGCTCGGTAAGTTTTCCAAGCAGATGGGATGTTAGTTCCAGTCTCTTTAGCTTTAATAACACGCCAGTCACTAGAAGTTAGGAGTGAAGCTGCAATGTCACTTTGAGTATCAGACCACTGTGTTTTTAATTCGTTAAGATCTTTAGGTGTTGTTGTATTCCAGTAGAAACGTTCGTCATATGTGTCTGGATCAGCAACTTCACTAATACCAATAGCTTTCTTTTCGTCCAGTGAAGTCAACCTCAGCCAATTCGCTGGATATTGGATATCATTATGTGTAAATGCCTGGTCATACGACAGGGGTTTTTCATTTAAAATAAGCATAGTTAATTAGTTAGCGAGCGCGTGCAGTTTTAAAGGGATGTTCGGCTACGGCATAATATACATAAGTAACACCGTTTGAGTTGAACCTGGCATTGCTATTTCTTAGCTTAAATCCATTTGAAAGAATGTCAGTATTGTATGCACTGTTGGTAAATTCTTGCTGATTTGTATTAGCCTTGATAAGAAAATTACTTACATTAAACGTTGCGCGTGCTGTATCCAAGATAACCCAATCTTCGCCAGAAATACTAGATGCTCTTAGCAATATAAATGCAGGACGAAAATTTGTATTTACAAAAACACCGTCTCCTGAACCATTTCCTACATATGAACCAACGGTGGAATACCCAGGAATTGATGATATGCAATAGGCCAAAAAAGTATTATTTACGTTATTTGCACCTGACGTAAAAACAGTAGATGTTGGAGCTGTGTCGTTCCAATAGTTAGCGCTAGTAGCTGCTGCATCTTGACCATCTAATTGTAGTGCTTTAGTCCAGCCAAGACTTTGATGACCAACAGTCCAACCAACGGATCCTGTACGTCCTTTTAGAATTATTAGTTCTGCCGCAGCGTTTAATCCCGTACCGATCGTGGCAGTCCCAGAACTTTGACCAGTCCAGGTAACAATCGAGATTCCAGCGTTTGTGTTTGCTCTAACTTGTGACGCAATGCTGCCATTGTTGTTAGTTACCGTCGATGTCCCAGCGTTCCAATTCCAACTAATATAAGCCTCGCTGTTGGTGTTGTACTCAACATCAGCGCCTAGGCTGAACCCATCTGACGTAAACGCAGTAAGTCCATCTGCATTCGTGTCCTCAGCATCAGTAGAATTACTTTCTAATTCTTTAGTTACGCCACGCACGATATCTACCAACTTATGGTTATCAGCTTCTGCTCTGTTTTTAAGCCAGGTCCAAGATGGTGAAAACTCTAGTCCCGAAATGCTTTGCGTTCCACCGTTTCCATCATATGTTTTAGCTGCAAACTGCTTACTGCCTTCTGCAATAGTTGGATCAGGTAAATTATTTGTGCATACGGCTTTGTGTCCACTATTTGGTGTGCCACTAAATGGTCTCTGTCCAAAATTGTATGAACCTGCAGCGCTTGTAAAATTGGCTGCTGTTCCATCCCAGTTATAACCAGTCGTTCCAATTTCGTAATACCACTGACCAGATCCTGGAATAATTGTTGGCAGATCACTGCTGCCACTCGCATCTAGATTCCCATTCGTTAACGTAGAATGACCAGCGTGCAATGGGTTTAACGTAGCAAAATTGTTTGAAGGAGAGTCAGTTAAACTGTCGTTACCTACTCCAGCGGCAACACTTAAATTGTTAGGCGTCCAGTTGTTACTATTTCCGGAAGTATCTTCTCCTAATGTTGTTGCAGTTGCAGCACTATTATCTGCAAACTGCAGTCTAAAACCATTTGTTCCGAATGTTAAATCGGCTGTATCTTTAGCAACCCAATTTCCGTTTGAATCAAATTCTCCAAATGACGAAGAGCTAAGTGCGGTGCCATCAACAAAGTTGATTTCCGCCATATACCCGTCAAAATATAGATCATTTGCCGAGGAGTTACCAATAAACTGAGCAATGTTGTTATTTATTTTGCCGTCATAGTTTTGTGATGGATAGCTTGTCGTAGCAAGTGATGTAACTTGACTACCGTTAACGTATATTTTGACTCTGTTTGAGTCTGTAGCCTGTGTAGTGTCTAGAGCTACAACTAGGTGATACCAAGCTGTATCACGAAATACTTGAGTTGTCTTAATAGTACCATCACTACCATCATCAAAACTAACAGTTATTTCTTCATCATTATGAATTTGAATGCGGTCTCGATCCGTACCACCTCCTGCGCCAAAAATAGTCCTGTAATTTTCATCAATCTTTCCACGTTTAAACCAACAACTGAACGTCCAGGTTTTTCTGTTAGATGCTGAGCTAGGAGTACGGCTAAGAAATGCAGAATCAGCACTATTTAGTCTAATTGAACGCTCACTGCTGCTAGCACCGCCTTGTCCAGCGGTACCAGCTAAAATATTATTAGATACTACACTCATGAATAAGCAAGGGTAGCAACTGCGTGGATAGAACCAGTGGTACGAACTACGTAGTCCACACGATCAACAGCCGCTGCCGTAGTCGTCAGAGTTGGTGCAGTACCTCCAGCAAAGTCCCAATAAGAACCCCACGCTGCAGTACGTGAACCTGTTCCATCCTGGACAAGAAAGATGGAACCAGATTGACCAGCAGTAAGGTTGGTAGGGTTAGCAATTGTACGATTGCCACCGAGGGTTAAAACGTAGTTATTAGATACTGCAAAATCAGGAGTTACCGTAGCGCCATCAGTCAATGTAGTGATGGTGCCACGTTGTGCAGCGGTATAAGTTTGAGCTACATCAGTTTTTGCAGTATCAGGATCAATAGCAGCTGTTACAAACGCAGTAGTGGCAAGTTGCGTAGTGTTGGTACCAGCAGAAGCAGTAGGTGCAGCAGGTGTACCAGTAAATGTAGGGCCAGCTAAATTAGCTTTACCACTAATAGCAGTAACTACAAAAGCTGTAGTAGCTATTTGAGTGGTATTAGTACTGCTAGAGGCTGTAGGAGCTGCAGGTACACCAGTAAATGTAGGACCAGCTAAATTAGCTTTACCACTAATATCAGTTTGATTTACCCAACTTAATACTCCACTTCCATTAGTACTTAAAACTTGATTTGAAGTACCATCGTCATTAGGTAGTGTTAGCGTATAATTAGCTGCTGCACTATGTGGTGGTCCTTTAATTTTAACACCGTGATCATTATTCTCACAGTTAAGAGTAATTTGACCAGAACCATTTGTTGCATCACCAGTTACTACTGGGATGTTTTTTGTTAAATAACGAGTCTCAGAATCATTAGCAAAATAATTCATGAACACCCAGTTGGAAGCTGAGCTGTCGTACCTAAGACGCACAGTTAGTCCACTAGCACCTATAAAACCACTAGGAAGACCACTTAGTCCACTAAGTGATTGAATACCTGTACTATCTCCAATTTCAATGTAGTCATTATTAGAAGGACTACCAGGAATAGCTGCTACGTTAGCAATCAATGTAAATATTACGGCCTGAGACACAGCAGCTGCAGCAGAGTTAGCTACACTGCTAGCAGAATTAGCTGTATTAGTAGCTGTAGTAGCTGCTGAAGAAGCTGCATTAGCAGTAGTAACAGCAGAGTTAGCAGTAGTAACTGCAGAATTAGCAGTGGTAACAGCAGAATTAGCAGTGGTAACAGCTGTACCTGCTGTAGTATTAGCTGTACCTGCTGTAGTATTAGCCGTGTTTGCAGTTGTTACCGCACTATTAGCTGTAGTAGTAGCCGTTTCAGCTTCATTACTAGACTCTTGTGTAACGTATAAATTTTGAGTAAAATTATTGTTTAAATCCTCAGCTTTAATAGCGGAACCTGAGAAAAAAGTAGAACTAAGGGTATCAATAGTCGTATCACGAAAGATACGAATTGCGACACCATTACCGGGTGCTGTAGTAAACGCTAAAGTTGTAGCGTTAGCAAATGTAAATGCAGTTGTAGCAACTGTGTTAAGTGTTACCTTAACATCAGCTTGTTTTAAATATTCAAATGTAAATGAATAGTTCGTTGTGGAACCATTTCCTGTATATGTAGTTTGTGTAATTGCCATTTGTAACGATGACTTGGTATAATGCCCATTTCAGCTTTTTCATTATTAAGCTTTTTAAGCATAATGCGATGTTGAATCTCGTCTTGCATAACAAAATCTAATTCAGAAAACGCTAAATCTTCTGCATTTTTTTGAGCTCGAGATAGCATAATATGAATTTGATCGTACTTGCCGATTGGAGTAGTTTTAGAATCTATACCATTTCTACGTGCTTCTTGTAGTTCTTTAATAGTATTACGTGCTTCAGCAGTCCGCATAATATTTGAAATATCTTGTCTAAATGCACCTCTTTCACCCATAAGAGCATTCAGTTTAGCACGTTCAGGAGCTGTTAATTCAACACCATTACGTGTTCTAAACGCAGATGATACATCATATTCAATGTCATATAAAAATTTTTCTTCTTTAGACATTGCAGGGTGTATTTTAAGTGGTGAATAAGTATTAAAAATACGTTGAAACATGTTATATTTATTTGGTGCTTTTCCACTAATAGGATTAATAATAGTAGGTAGTCTATTTGTATTATCAATTAAACCAATCATTTGGTTACGATTAGCTAATTGTTCAATAATATCATTATTAACCTCTTTTAAACCACCATCCAGAATACGGCCAAACTCATTACGCATACCAGCAAGAGGACCAAGTGAGTTAATTTGACTTGCAGCAAAACGATTCATTGCAAATTTATTACCACTAAAAAGTTCTACAAGAGGACGTATAGCAGATATACCAGCTTGATCAGTTAAACCAGCAGCTAAAACAAAGCTTAATTTTTCAAATGAATTTTCAACAAAACTTTCACCAAGCATGTCAAAATTTTCAGCAATGTTAGCAATAGTTGCAACCCAATTACTTAAACCAGGACCGAGTAATTCATTATATTCAACACGTTTACCATCTGAAAGTACAAATGACCGTTCTTTAAAATTACTATTCTTTTGACGTGCACGATTAAGTTGACGATCAAACGAACCATCACCAGTTACGCTATAAAGACCATCACCAAAGAACCTATCCTTTAGAACTGAAGTAAGTACGGTTCCAGTTATAAAAGTACCGATAGCTTTTCTACCAAGTGTTTTATTCTTTAAATCAATAAGAGTATTTAATTTAGCAGTCTCATCCATCTGACTAATTTTATGTCCCCTACTAGAAAGAATGTTTTCTACTAGTTCTGGGTTTTCCATAAATGTTCCAACAGAAGTATATGCTAAATCATTTAAATCTCTTTGAAATGAAGTGAACGGTGCTGGTAAATAATCATCAGCAACTCTTACCATATTTACCATGGTTGTAGGAAAAGTTAGGAATGGTGTTAAACCTGGTAAATGTCGTAAAAGACCATCTAATGCTTTATTTAAACCTGTGTCTAAGTTAAGAGCAATATCTGAATTATTGTATTTTACAGCTTGATCAACAACAATACCATTATTATTAAACATACTGTTGTATTCAACATCAGCTAATTCTTTAACCCTAGCTGGTGTTACAGCTTCTCCTAAACGATCTAACTCATCCATAGCACGGAAACGTGCTTGTGCATTAGCTAGGGTAGCACCAGTCCAACCATCAAAACCTGTAAACAAATTAGGTACTAGTCTAAATACAGGATCAGCAGCCATAGCTTGCATTTCCTCATATTGTTTGACTAAGAATTTAAAACCACTGTTACCACGAATTGCTTCTTGTTCAGCAATATAACGATATTGATTTAGTTTTTCCTCTTGTTTAATAACAAGATCAAGACGTGTTTGACCTTTTACTGAATTAGGATTCTGTGATGCTTTCATAAACATCTTACCAGCATATGGTAATGCTTTTTTTTGTGTATCAATAATAGAGCTATAAGCCATATAACCACGTTGCAATGATTTAAGATCGGCACGTAGAATTGCTCCACCAAAATAAGCAACAGGTTCTGCAATTAGTCCACTAAAGTTACCATACAAAGCTTTGGCTGCGGTAGAACCAGAAGACAACAATGAGTTATAGTAATTAGATCTTACAGCTTGAGCAAGAATATTAGGAGCTTCAGGATTTTTATCAATAAGAGGTCTCCACCTTACAAAGCTATTAAGAATATCTTCATTCATTTTAGCAATAGTATTAATTTTACCATCACTAAGTTCATACAGTTCAAGGAATGAGTCTAGAATTTCAGGATTATTAGCTTGTAAATACTCCCAACTTTCAGTAAATTTTTCACTATCTGATTGGATACTTCTTAATGCTTGAGGATAAGATTCTCTAATTGATTTAGCAATCTGTTCAGGTGATTTACCGAAGTTTTTAAGACGCTCACCTAAAGCCAACAATCCACGTTTTTGAGTTGCATAGTATTTAGTAGAACCTACAAGTTGTTGTAAGAAAGCAAGGTTATCACGAATTTTTTCTTTAGCAGTATCAATTGAAATAGAACCTCTGTTAATACGGACACCTTCAGACAAATCAGCAATCTGACCAGCCATTGAAGTAGCAGTATAAGCTTGTGCTCTAGCTACATCCATACTAGAGTATTCACCAACCATCTTACTAATAGAACGTAATGCTCCACTATAACCTTCTTCAGTCAATACTTCAACACCAAACTCATTAGTTTTAATGTTTGATCCAAGTAAACGTTTGATGTCTTCTACATTAGCAGAAGGATCAAATAATTCTACAACAAGGTTATCACCTTGAGTTTGTATTTCTTCAAAACTAATAGACCAATCATCTGCATCCATCCTATAACGGTCTGCATCTTTAAGTTGTTTAGTAAGACCAATAGTAATTTCTTCTACACCACCGGGTGTATCAATACCATACTTAAGAGCAGGTTCACTAATAAAATTACCTAGACGACCATACACTGTATCTTTGTTACCAGCAATACGTGCTGCATCAATACTAGCACCAACAATACCAAAGTCATCAACTGACCGCATACCTGTCTCTCTAAAGTCATACAAATCATGTACACCCTTCATAGGAATGTTAGTATCAGCATTTTTGGACATATTATAATATCCAAGTTCATCTAGATCAGCTTCTTGTTTAGCAACATAGTTAGATAATTCTTCAACTAAATCATCACTTTTTGGAGTGGGTGCGTTATCTGCTAGATACTTAATTGCTTGTTCAGATTCACCAATAATTTTAGGTGGATTTTTATATAGGTTACCAACTTCATCTAAAGATGAACCTAGTTTACCGGCAAAACCTACAAAAGGAATAAGAAAACCTAATGCTAGATCTTCATTAATACTTTTGTGACGTTTTAAATCAGTGGAATCAGAATCAAGTGTGGCCCAATTATCAGGAATAAAATCCCATTGAGCTGGTAGTGCTTTTTTAAACTGACCTAAAAGGTTATCACCTTCTTCATATTCAGAACTAATAGAACCGACAGCAACACTAGATCCTGCCTCTACGCCTCTAGCGCCAATGAATTTCATAAAAGCTGTTTCACCTAGCTTAGAGCCAACACGAGCTTGTGCAGCCTGTCCTGCTCCCATACCAAGGCCTTGTAGTAAGAGGGTTGGTGTAACAACAGAAGATATGGATCTTGCAGCTCTTGCTACTTGATCTTCATATTCAGTAGCTGTAGGTATTTTAGGTACATCTAAACCCCTCATTAGAAATTTAGTTGTAGCATTTAAAGCTTCTATACCAAAATCAATAAGACCCTGACCTGGTGCGCTTAATCGTTCTTTTACTTGTTGATTAGTTTCTTCAATGGGTTGACCAAAGTAAGTAAGGTCTTGCCCTACTCCTGATAAATCCCAGAAACCTTCATCTTTTTTTTTCTCATCCGTAGATTGAGGTTGTGTTTCTTGTGGTTGAGATTGTTCTGCCGTAGCAGATTGGATAGATTCTTGTGGAACATTTTCATTCTGCTCTTGAGCAGCTGCCACCCGTTGATTGATTTCTTCAATCTGTTCATTAGTAAGGCGGCGAGACCGTTCTTCTTCATCCATCACAAAATCTTCACCCACATTAGAATAGTCTAAAGGGTCATTCATTTTGTTTTTGTGTTAAAAAATTTTATTGAAATTGACTAGCAATTCTTTCTCTTAAAGACTCGTAATTGCTATAAGGTGTCATAGAACCACTACCGCGTGGTGCTGGTGCTAGGAAATCAATTGATGCAATTGTACCATCATAACTTTGTACACTACCAGTACCACCTTGTTTACCGATAATTTCACCTAACTCAATACTTTGCCCTATAGATTGAGTGGGTTTAACAGGTAGATGACCATATAGAACATCTACAACTTCACCAGTTTCAGAATCAATAGATTCAATAACTAAATAATGACCATAACCTGATCCATCAGCATTTACTTGATAACCAATGTCTTTTACAGCACCAGGTAATACTGCTGGGAAGTTGTGATCTTCAAAGAAAATATCAATGCCTGGTTGTCCTGTATCAAAAGTAACTGAAGAAACTTGAGGTGCAAAATTTCTCAAGGCTTGCAAAGAATTACTACCAGGCATACTGCGGCGTGTGCTGTTCCTAAGCATTTGACCATTATCCATGCCAGCCGTAGCCTGTGCAGTGACACGTTTACGCATTGAATTATTATCAAACTCTTCTGNTTNCTTTAGTAATATTCGCATACTAGGAGTTAGAACATCATCTATAACTTTTTGACCAATAGAAGGTTTAATTAATTGGAATTTTTCACCTGTTACTAGCATCCGCGCCTTTTGTTGTTCATTAAACACTTCAGTTGGTTTAAGACCAAATTTATCCGCTACTCGGTAAATACCTTTTGGAAAACTAAGATTACCGGCTTGAGCTGATAAAACTGTTGCATCCATTTCTGGACCGCTTGCTAAAGCAAATGCTTGTGATGCAACTTCTGCACCATAAGTTAACATTTTCTTGTCAATCCTCAGGTTTGTTTGAGCTTGCTCTTCATCAGATTTTTCATGCTCATATTGTGTTCTACCACCACCAATGTCTTTTCTACTAAGGAAATTTTTTTTTCCAGCTGCAGCATCAACACGATCTTGCCTAATCGAATTTATAGTAGTATTCAAATCCTGATTTACAGCATACCTTTCTTTATGATGTTTAACCATTTCATTTACCATCTGCACCACTCTCCAGCTGTCTTTGGTGTCTGGACCTATTTCTAGATTAAGCACATCTTGAGCCAGCGCAGTATATCCTTTTATAACTTGTGCCTTTGGTGCTCCAAATAGTCTTACTTCCTGTCTCTCCAAAGCTGCAAGACCTTTCTTTCTAACAGAAGGATTCTTTATCGTATTTACGTATGCTGCATCTAAAGATGAACCTAGTATTTTATCGTTTAATTTGTTTTCTTCTTCTTTTTTGTATCTATTTAAAGCAACCCTCTCAATTTCTTTTAAAAGTGGTGGTACAGTTAGGCTCTTACTATGATACCTATCATTTACAAATTNCAACCACATTTCTGGATTCTCTTCAGCAGCTTGTCTTTGATGGTCAATAGTATCTAATACAAACTCTCTTTCTTTTGCTCTAGCAAAAGCATCTTCATCTTTAATTCTTTGTACATAATTCTTTCGCCGCTTAGCCGAGAATTTTTCATAAGAGTCTGGCCGATATTCCTTATAAGTTTTACCATCCTCTGAAACTATAATATTTCCTAATACTTCAATAGGATTATCGGGATTTTCCGCTGCTGCTTCCCAACCTCTATGAGCAGCATCTGGCCCAAGAGTACGTCTACGAGCTGCAAATGCTAGAGTATATCCTTCTAAAGTCTTATCCATTTCTAGTGCTTTAGCATTAGATTCAAGCACTTCGTTATTATCTTTTAATTTTAGACCTGATGCTTCATTTATTAGTGTTCCTTTTAGTTTTTGTATTTCAGTTCTACTAGATACTAAATACGCTGGATTAGCAATACCAACATTATTTATAATATCTGCCTCTACTTTATCAACAACGATTTCCATTAAATCAGGATTTCTACGAGCTTCAGCACCTGAAAAAAGCGTACCGTCGCCACGATCATAAATCTGTTCTGTACTTTCTATGGCTTTATTTATTAATAAAGGGAATGATTCTTGAACCATCCTGTTAATAAGCACTTTTTTTCCATAAGCACCTAAACCATGATTACGTAAAAAAGATTCTGAAAGATCAAGTTTAGATTCTCCAAATTCTACTGCATCTTCAATAGAATCGTCAAGTTCAATAATACCAGCCCGCCCGAACAAACTTTGAATTTTATTACCAGCAATTATATCTTTATCTTTCATTAAAGATATATTTACAGCATTTGCTGCTTTAGTTTGGTCTCTCATCATTGCTGCTGTATTTTCAGCAGATCTTTTTTTAGCAGTTTTAGAAAAACTAGCAATACTGTCAAATACAAGATTTCTTGCTTCTGTGTCAATTCTAAATTGATCTTGATCAGCTTTAGCTTGATCAATAAGAGCCTGTTTTTCTTTTTGTAAATTTTCTANTTCAGTTTTTCTATCTCTTACTAGACGTTTTTCTTTTAAAGCTGCATTTTCTATTAATGCTTGGCGATCTATTTCTTGTTGTTTTTCTACTGCTCTTTGATTTTTTTCTAAACCAGTAATAACTCTTTCACTTTCTCGTCGTAAATTAGTTATACCAGCTCGGCTTAGTTGAGGAACATTTAAAGCTGTTGCTCTAGTAGAAGGTTGGTATTTTAATCTTGCCATAATTAATTAATCCTGTAGTTTATGTTTGGTGTCATATTTAATGAAGATCCACCACCACCAAACATAGAACCAACGTTAACGCCAGTTAAAGCACTACCTGCAGTTGCTATTCCTGAAAGTAAAGGTGTAAGCACATTTTGTCTTGCGCCTTGTGCTACAAAACCTGGTCTAGCTCGTTGTGATCTTAGAAATATATGTTCAGGTGGTTCTTGAGGTNCAGGAGCATATGGTACTCGTTCTGGTCGGATCATTGCAGCAGCTATAGTATTATGATCAGCTACTTGTCTTTGTAGACCAATGTCTCTCAGATTCATTGCAGCGTTCGCCCTAGAACTACGATAATTAGCATTAATTACAGCTAGATTGTTTATGTAATCTCTGTTTGAATTATTTATTGAATCATTAATTCCTCTACGTTGGAATCTACCTTCTTGTACAGCACGTCTGCTTGTTTCTTGAATTCTAAGTAAATCTATGTCAGCAGTACTTTGAGTAAAATTAGTTTGACGCTGAATATCCTGTAAATTTACACTAGAATCTCTGTTAGCATCACTTAAAGTGTTTTCAATTCGTTGTAAATTAAGTTCAGCACCTGTTTCTGCAACACTTGTTTCTGCATTAAGTTCAGCTAATTGAATTGCAGCTTCTCTACCTTTACCAGATGCTTCCGATTCTAATGCCATCAAACTACGTTGAAGTGCTGCTCTATTAGATTGTCTAGCTTTAACAGTTGATCTACCAGCTTGTCCTAAAGAAGCTCTACTTTCAGAAAGTAAACTTTCTACCATAGCACTCTCTCTAGCAAGATCAGTTTTAGTGTTTAATTGTTCTATTGTATTTGTAATAGCTGCAGTACCTGTACGTTTTCTACTACGAATACCTTCTAATGCTGAATATTGTTCCCTTCTGTTTACAGCTTGTTCATCATATGTTTGTCTTAAATTATTAAAATTCTCAGTAGTATTTAATCTATTTTCTACTGTAGCATTAGCTAATACCCTTCGCTGTTGTTCTGTATCTATACCTGTTTGAGCTACTGATGCATTAATAGTTTCATTTGCTCTTGCACCTGCTAACCGCTGGCGACCTAACTCATCACGTAACTCTAACCTTGCATCTTGTCGTGCAAAGGTTCTTTGTATAAAGGCATCTCCTGCAGATATTTCTTGTCTCCTTTCTGCATTAATATTTGAAGACCTATTTAGCTCTAATGATTGATTAAGAATTTCTTGACTTCGGTTGTATTGCGACATCGTTGCATCAAAACGATAATCAGCAATCGTATTTTGATAATTATGATTTTGAAGCTGGGTTTCTCTATTATGCGTTCGCATTGCAAAATAGTTTTCCCTTTCGTTTCTATCACGTCTACGATTATATCTATTAGTTCTCCTAGCTTCTCTTCTATTATGTCGTCTTTGATTTCTTTCGTTTCTTGAAGCCCTGCGGTTTGCACTTCTAGCTCCAAGCGCACCTGAGATACCGGATGCAATACCAGCGGCGGCGGCTACACCTGCAAATAATGGCATAATTAAGCTCTCCTATAGAAACGTGGGGAATACTGACCTTCCCATGTCATTGAAACTAATGACACAGGGTATGGAAAATTACTTGTCACTTTTAATTCAAAATTAGTGTTACGTTGGTGTATTGGTATAGTAAAATTATGTTCAGATTTAACAGGACTACTATCTGCTTTATAGCTGTTAGCATCTGTTACATATTCTATATTTTTCCACTCATCAGATCCATCTGATTTTATTTTAAACAGGATTGGACCTGTTCTACCGACAGAAAATGTTACTCTAGAAATAGTCAATGTAGCTGTATAATCAGAAGTATTTGGATCTCTTTTATAATACAATTTAGGTAATGTTGTTTCAAAGTCATAATTATAACCTACAACAATACCGTCTGCATAACTAGAATAGTCACCTTTAACTTCAAAATAACGATAATTTGTACTATTTTCTGTACGTTCTGTTGCTTCTAAATAAAAACCAGAATCAGCATCAACCTCTGCAGCTGTACCTAAATCTGCTGTTGGAACAGTAAGGAGCATTACACCTTTAGTTTGAGCAAATGGTGTGTAAGGAACATAGATTTTAGTTAAATCATTAGTAGAATCATATACCACTGCATTGACCGATGTATGGGGTTTTACCGGCCTTGTAGCCATGTCTAGGCATGTATTACCAATAATGCTACTATCACCTGCTATAGCGGATCCTGTGGGTATCTCATCTAGTATAATTCTGCCAAGTGTATATTCATTTTCCTGTTGTGATATAACATATACAGAATCATTAATAATGTCGGCTGTTTGAATATTACCTGGTAGTTTCCATTTTGTCCAGGCTTCAAATAAATTCTCCTTGCCTGCATTAAAATATTTAAAAAGATAAAGGTAAGGTGTAGAATTATCTACTAACATAATAACAGAGTTTTGTGGACTAACTGCTAAACTATTTATACTATCTGGAATCCATTCAAGTACAACTTTACTAATATCTGTAACTACTGGTCCTTGATCAACATCACGTAGTTGCATAGTAAATACTTTACTATAACCTGGAACTTTTGTAATAAATGCTGATGTACTACCTATATCAACAGGTGCTATGTTAGTATCTATTTCATAGTTTGAAAGATCTTTAATAATTGATGTAGAAGGTGTTAAAACGTTAGAGTCAGAAGCATATACTTGAAACTGTTGACGAGCACTAAATAAAAGTAAACCTTGTGATGAAGGTAAAACTTCAAACAATTTAACAGGTCTAATGCTAGCTGCATTCAAATCAATAGGATCTGATTCAGTTTGTACCGTAGCAGATTTTACAAAGAAATTAAAAGAATCATTTGCTGTACCAAGAAATACATTATCTTCAGACAACACACCAAATCTATTACCATAGAAAAAAGTAGATTGAATAGTAGAACCAATAAAAGATGGTATAGGACTTGTTACATCATCACCAGTTTGTCTGGCAGAGTATGGAATAGCAGCAAATGTAAATGCAGTAGGACCAGTGTTTGATAACTGGTGTGGCATTTTAGAAGCATCTAGACCAGGTGAAGCAGTTCGTGAAACAGTTTCTTGCCAATAACCAGCACCTCTTGATCCATTAAAAGCAACAAATTTAACATAGTAATCATCATCTGCAGATGAACTATTTACAATTTGTACATTATGATTATGAAAGGATTCAATAGGTAATTTAGATATATTTGTTACTGAATCTTGAAATACTTCAATAGACGTATTAGTAGGTCCACCTTTAACCTCAATAGTAAAGGCTGCTGGTGTAGCAGTTGGTGTACTATTATCAGTCAAAACTTGGTTAGTACCAACAGTACGTTTAATAACAATACTAGTAGAATAACTTTCTAAATACCATTTACCAGCAAAGGCAGCATTATTTGCTGTATGTTGTGCTTCAATACCAGCTTTAATTGCATCAATAAGATGATGTGAAGTATCAATATCAGTAGAAGTATATGACAACATATCATCATATGTTGTATCATTTTCTGCAGTTGCTGAGAATTCTATTCCTGCAATTTTTACTTTATAGACATAAGTAGAAACAAGTGATGATAGATGTATTGTAGCTACTGAATTTGAAGTAAATGTACCATTAGCTTGCATAGCGGTGTNAACAGTTTTATTTGTAATAACTGTAACATCTTGTACACTACGGAAATGATAAGTAGCATTATTAGTTAAATATGAAGTAGCATTATTAGTTACAGTACAAAATTCTCCAGTAGCTGTAGTCCATACAAAAATATTAGTACCTTTAATAGCACCAATATAAGAATTCTCCCCCTCACGTTCAATAAAAAACCAAACAGCTCCATCTAATTCAGTTTTAGTAAATGCAGTGCCATCAGCTTTTTTTAATACATTTGTATGCTTCATCCCTGGTCTTTTCAATAAACCATAGGTAGGATCAGGGTAACCGTTAATGCATTCTGTTACTTGTCCTAATAATTTTTTGTCATCAATTTGGCGAGAGACACCACCAAGAAAATTTGGTATTAGTTGTGTTACTGCTGGCATTATCGTTGTAAAGTATGGAACGGTTGGTAGCTTTTNTAAAAGTTTTCACCTTTAGGACTACCAAAGAATGAATAATCTCCTTGGTTACACTCATATTCTAAAGCTGTAGATCGAGTAATAGCCACTTTTTGTTGTAACATTTGGTATTGATTAGAATCACCAATAATCCTACTAGATACAATTGTAGCAGCTGTAGCAATAATAAATGCTTGTATAGGAGTAGGAATACTAGTCCAATCAAAGTACCAAATAATATCAACGTATAGTTTATCGTCTGTCCAAACAAATGAATGAGCAGTTTTATCATAAAGCTTACCTTCACGATTAACAGCATCTCGATTCATGTTTTGTGTATAGGTGGTATTTAGATCCATTTGAAGAATGTTATTAGGAATAACTACTTCATCGTTTGAATCTGGTATAATAGGATAATCATATTCTTTATTAAAAGACCATCCTTCTGATTGTATTTCGCGTGAAACTTCTCTTAGGGTGTTGAGTGCAATCGCAACGTCCGGGTTGGTTTGTGATTCAATTCTACTTTTAACAATTGATTGTGTTAAAATACGACTACTAACAGTTTGAGAAATGTTTATAGTATAGTTATATGTAGCAGGAGTTGTTGATGGAGATACTTCTGTGCCTGCGACAGCAATAGATGTACCAACAGCCACAGTGGGGCCGCCAATATAGGTACCAACTGGAATATCAGCTGTTGTAGTAGTTAGAGTAGTACCGGAAATAGAACCAGTAAATTTAGAAACTTCATTTAATACAAAAGTTTCATCAGTTGTTAATGTTGTAACAGGAGCCTGACCAACTGACGCCAGGATCTGATTAACAGCTTGTAGCTCAGTGTTGGAGCCAGTAGTAGGGAAGGCCATAATGAGTATTATTCTCAATAAAGAATTAAAAAAAAGGAGCCTCCGAAGAGACTCCCGTATGATATATAAAAAAAAAATTAGAAAGCAGCGTTACCAGAAGAACCAACTGCAGCACCTGCAATAAGTTCAACAGCAGCGGCTGGATTCAGGTAGTCAGCACCCATAGCCAAACGGCCAAGGATNACATCACCCTGATAGATGACTGAAACGTCACCAGAAGTAACTTGAACTTGAGGAGCAATTGCTTCAACACAACCAGCAGCTTCGCGCTGGAAGATCAAACCACAACTGTTAGCAAATTCGGTTTCTTCACCGTACTCGTTGTTGATGCCTGAAACATCTGCAGCAGCATCTTCAATAGCTTCACCGACAAATGAACCAGTATTACCAGGACTGGTAACACCAGGATTAGTAGCAGAAGCAGAGCCATACTTAGTACCATAGGAACTAAAGAATGGAATGTTCATTGACTTGTAGATCTTGATACCAGCAATCTCAATGATGCCGTTACCAGACTGCAGTGCCGAACCCTGTACGTCACGATTTACAAGACCATTAGAACCAACAGCTTGAATCAATTCATAGTATTGTCTTGGGTTTAAGACACCGACTCGACCGTCGCTACTTACACCTTTCTCGTCCATTGCAGCTGCAGCGTCATAGAAGGCGTTAATCAAAGAAGCAGGAACGTATGCATCAGCTCCTGAGTTGTTAGTACCAACACGGATTTGTGTACCGCCGGGTTCAACATAGTTAGTTGCACTAACAGGAGAGGCAGCACGTGCACCACGTGCAATAGCACGGAAGATCAAACGGTCATACTTTTCTGCGAGGGCATAACCGATTTTACGTGAGATCTCAGACCTCAAATCGTAATGAGAAAGTACCTCGTCTAATTCATAGACGAAAGCTGAGCTGATCAACAGGTCATCAACCGTGATCGTCTTCTCAGCTACAGGAGGAGCATTATTGCTATCACCCAAAATGCTATTTCCAGGTGTATGAAATTCCGATTTTGTACGACCTGTGTAGATGAACTGCATTGATTTGCCGTTCTTCAAGGTACGCTTCATAACCAAATCGCGAGCGATTGTGTTATTTTGGAAACCTTTAAACATCTCGCCACTGAACAACTTAAGGTACAGTGCGCGTTTGTCTCCAGATAGGTTAGCCTGACCCAGCTGAGTAAGCTGAGCAGGGTTTACAGTAGATTGAAAATTAGCCATTTTTTTAAAGAGAGTTATTTTCGACTCTCTGAACGTTCAGAGTTATTTAGTTGTATATGTGTGGTCTATTCCCACCGTCTAGACGGCAAAGGGTATCCTCGTAAGGGCCGATGCCTATTGCTAAGGGAGGATTTGCACCCCCCAATGANAGAACTACTTAGCGGCTTTTTAGGTAAGCCACACCGCGATAAACAAGCTTTTGTTCTTTACGAACTATATCTTGCTCACGTACACGCTGACGAACTTCAACGTTTGGCATAGTATCCTCCTTAGAGAATTGAGTGACCCCGTTCCATGTCACCTCATGTCATGCGTCCCAAAGGGATGAACGGACTTTTTAGTTAACCAATAGATGGTGCTTTATGTGTAGCTAGATCAAGTGGGAAGTTATGAGCATTACGCTCATGCATTACTTCCATTCCTAGTCCCGCACGGTTAAGTATGTCAGCCCAAGTAGGGACAACGTGGTTCCCGTTATCGACAATGGATTGATTAAAGTTGAATCCGTTAAGGTTGAAAGCCATAGTGCTAACACCCAAGCTAGTAAACCAAATACCAAGCACAGGCCATGCAGCCAAGAAAAAGTGGAGACTACGTGAGTTATTAAATGACGCATATTGAAANATTAATCGTCCNAANTATCCNTGAGCAGCGACAATATTATATGTCTCTTCTTCCTGTCCAAATTTATACCCATAGTTCTGAGATACCGTTTCGGTAGTCTCCCTAACCAAGGAACTGGTGACAAGAGAACCATGCATAGCNCTGAACAAAGACCCACCAAATACGCCGGCAACACCCAACATGTGAAANGGNTGCATAAGAATATTNTGNTCAGCNTGGAAGACNANCATGTANTTNAAGGTNCCGGANATNCCNAGAGGCATNGCATCTGAAAAAGAACCTTGTCCAAAGGGATATACCAAGAAGACAGCACTNGCCGCNGCGACAGGTGCTGAGTAAGCAACGAANATCCANGGACGCATACCTAGCCGGTAGCTAAGTTCCCATTCGCGTCCCANGTAAGAGTAGATACCGATAAGGAAATGGAAGACAACGAGTTGNAATGGTCCTCCGTTGTATAGCCATTCATCGAGACTTGCTGCTTCCCAGATGGGATAGAAGTGCAAGCCGATTGCATTTGAAGACGGGACAACTGCTCCCGATATAATGTTATTTCCGTATAGGAGCGATCCAGCAACTGGTTCACGAATGCCATCAATATCTACAGGGGGTGCGCCAACGAAGGCAATAATGAAACAAGTGGTAGCTGCAAGCAGCGTGGGAATCATCAGGATTCCAAACCAACCAACATAAAGACGGTTGTTTGTAGAGGTAACCCAATTACAAAAGGCTTCCCAGTTATTTAATTTTTGTGGTTTTGAAAGTACAGCGGTCATTAAAGTAATAGTGCATTGTTTTTGTATCAGGTAAGTAAGACCAGTTTAAAGACTTGGCTGTCTAGAGCTATGGGAGGAATTGCACCTCCCTTATTCTATTTAGCTGTTATGCTTTTTTAGTTTTAGCTGCTGCCATAAATTGTGCAGCGGTAGGAGCACCTTTGCTTCCAGTTTTCCGCATCTTTTCTCCACTGCCTTGTGCAATACGTTTGCGCTTAGCGTGGATGTTTGCATAAAGACCAGGTTTAGCCATTACTTTTTCTTGGTAGGTGGACGACCTTTCTTTGTACCGTATGTTCCTTTACCTTGTGGCATTACCAGACTCCAGGGATAAGTTGACCAGTGATTGCGTAAGCACCAAGAGCCGCTAGAACGCCAAGCATAGCAAGACGACCGTTAAGCTTCTCAGCCTTTTCATTGTGAGTTTCAGTTACATCCATGATTTGCATAGGTGTTTCGGTGGGCCAGATTTGTGTATCATTCATTTTTTTCTACCCCCAATAGCATCCCATTTTTCTTGTATCATATCTACTTTAGGTGGGTTTTTGTATGGTAAGGGTGGTCTTGATCTGTGTTCATCAATCTGTTCCTGTGTAGGAATAGTAATTCTGAACGGTGTTCCTTCTGCTTCAAATTCCTCATTCATATCAATATATGTTTGAGGAGTTACCTTAATTTCTAGAACACCCACTTAACACCAGCTTTAGTGCCGTAAGAATTATCTAGGTCTCCAGTTAGAAAAGAAACTTCTCCATACAAAGAAACGGACTCACTCAAAGGAGCGGCACCACCAATTTTTCCAGACCATTCAATCTCAGCATCACCACCATCAGGAACAAGTGCTGCAGGACCACCTTGGATATACCAGTTGTCACCTTCATAACCAATATGATTGTCGATTACAGTACCTCCATACTGTGATCCAAAAAATCCTGAGTTAGCTTCNACGTTTACATAAGGTCCAGCAAAACATGGAGCAGCAGCAAAAAATGTTGCAGGGAGGATAGCAAAAATTTTCATTTTAATTTATTAAGAAAAGAATAAGTATGTTGTGTACGATTACCATGAATACCCCACCCTAACCAGTGGTAAGCAGCATTCATATAGTAAGGGATTGTCTGATGGTTAGTCAGAAATGAGCTAAGGTCATCCCTAAATCTTAACTCATGTATCATGTAGGCTGTTTGACATTNTAAAGAACTAGGATCAGCCTTTTGTTTAGCACAGAAAGTACCTAATCCATCATAGCGATTCTTAGATGTCCATTGGATTAAACCATAACCACCTTTTATACATCTGTCATATGGAATAATGGTACCACCTTCGCAGACGTTAGGTTTAAATGTTGACTCTTGATAAATGTTACCCAAAATAACAGCAAGTGCAGTTCGATCTGTTACACCTGCAGAAGTCTGTAGTTGTTCTAGAACGTACTGCTCTTGTACAGTACATTGTGGACAGTCAATCATTAGAAACCAAGGTCGGAATTTTCAAGTTTAGCCATAACGTCAGAGCGATATGCAGGATCGTTATCATAACGTGGATCATTCATTGCTTGTACAAGCTCTGATTGACTACGGAAAACAGCTTTAGATTCTGTTGACCCACGACCTGTTAAAAGTTGACCTTCTGAACCAACAGCATTAGAATATTTATTTGATAAAGCTTGGACAGCAAAATAAATAGAATTAGCATTACCATCAGCCATCACAGAATCATACATTTCAACTTCTTCTTTAGAAAGAGATTGACTTGCCCAATCAAGCATAGTTTGATAAGCTTTTTCACCACCAACCATTTTATATAATTGTTGTGCCTGTTCTTCAGTTAGTTTTCCTTCAGCTACTTCTGCCTCATCTGATTCTTCTGATTCTTCTGCCTCTTCTGATTCTTCTGTTGGCTCATTATCTGTCGACTCTTCTTCTTTAGGTTCACCTAGTTTTTTTTGAAGTTCTAAATAAGCTTTTTCAAGAGATTGTGTGCTATCAAATTTACCTGCTAGTAGCTGTTGTTGTGAACCTTCATTAGCCTCAGCAATAGCTAAAGATTCTTGCTCATCAGAATTCAGTTCTGGCTGATCAGCCGGTGTTTCATTTAAAGTTAGTGTTTCACTCATTAAATTTGTGGTGGTTGTTGTTGTTGTTGTATCTCAGACTGCATTTCAGCTTGTTCACGTTTTTGATCAATAGCTGCCATTTGTGGTTCTTGTTGTATAGCAGTCATTGCTTGTTGTTGTTCCATACTTTGCTGCTGTTCAGCTTGGATTTCATCCATACTTTTTACAAGATTAAGTACGTCAATTCCAGATGAAGCAGCTAAACGTTTGACAACTTCTTCTGAATTAATAAATTGTTGGATAGCTTCTGGACCCATTGTTTGTGCAATAACTTGTAAGAATTGACCAAGACTTTCACGGTCTTGACCCCTACCTAATGCATTAATACCAGCAACAATAGTTGGTTTAACAATACCACCTTTAGGTAACCGTGGTATTTCTCCAGTTTTTTGTGCAACGTTCAATTTACGATTCAAATAAGGTACTAAAAATTCAACAGTAAGTAGACTGAATAATCCACCAAGCTGTTGCTCTAGTTCCATCTGTGTCATCCTTACTTCTTCTGCTGTAGTCCTTTCAGACTGACGAACATTAAGAATAAGGAATGCTTCACTAAGACGTTGTGATAATGTACCCACCATTTGATAGGCAGTTTGAAAATCAGCTGTTTTTCCAACTTGAACAACACCAATATCATCAGGTCTTCCTTGAATGATAGCACCATTACCTGCATTAGCAAGTGTTGATGGTTTGGTAGTTGAGCTAGGATTGACAGTAAATATAATTTTAGCAGCAGCAGCACTACCTTCAACCAGTGCTTGTGACAGAGCTTCAAGTGATTTCAGGTCACCAATAAACTCTTCTACCCTACCACGTCCGTAGACTTCACCATCTACGTGGTTAAATCTTAACACAAGCCATGGATTAGCGTCAAGAGGAGCTTTACTTACTGACTTAGGAAGGATTTGATCATCTACTTCCTGGTGCCACAACCAACGATTATTATCTAAAATAACATGTGTATAAATATCACATTCATCATCATGACGTGTTGTATTATCAGAAGGTGTGTTTGGTTGTGGTGGTTTATAATCTGGATTAAATTTTTTCAGTAATTTTTTCGAGATTGTTTCTTTTGTTACAATTTCTATAACATTACCGTTACCATCTCTGTCTATTGCATATCGGTTTAAAGGATAAAGTTTTAAACCATCCTTACCCATAAAGACAAGAGCATTTCCAGCTACTACAAGATGCTTTAGTGCTTGATGAACAACAACACGATCACTAGAAGCCGCAATGGATTCCATGATAGTNCGTTCGATCTTAGCAAACGACAAGTCTAGTTCAGATCTAATTTCTGGTCCTAGTTCTTCTGGTAAGTTAACATCGTTTACCTGTAGTTTAAAGAAGCTAGTTTGTGGAGGTAACAATGCAAGCATTAGTTTACTTGCAAGTGTTACTACACCTTTGGCTCCTTGTGATTGCCACGGGGTTGTAAGTTTTACTGAACCTTTAGAGAAAACCTCATCATCACGGATGAGATAAGGAAGAGTTAGATCTGCTGCCTGTCTAGCAGTATTTAGAAACTGTGAACGATCTGAAGACAATCTGTCATATCGTGTTTTAGCTGTCATTAAATTTTACACATTTAGTGTTCTTTGCGTTGAGGGTGTAGTTGTATTAGTGTTCGAAAATCCTAACGAACCAATTCTTGGCATTGAGGTGCTACTACTTCGTCTAATAAAACCTGATGTACCACCTACAGTACCTTGCCTTACTGACTCTGCAGCCCCAAGCCTCACTTCAGCTCGCTGTCCAGATCTAGCTTGGTTAACACTTGTAGTACGTTGATTTATTGCAAGTTGTTCGGCTTGTTGTTGTCGTTCTCTAACAGCTGCTGCTTGTGCTGCCTGCTCTCGTCTAATTTGAGCTGCTTGTGCTGCTTGCTGCTGTGTACGCATTGCTGTAATTTGAGCTGTATAATCTCGACGGTTTTGATCAATCACACTTCTCAAACTAGTCATTCTAGAATCTTCTGCAGCACGCCTACTTGTTTCAAGTCTTGTTGCTGCTTGTCTATCTGCAATTCTTTCTCGTGCTATAGCTGCTATAGCTGCTGTTTGTCGATTACTAGCAATATTTTGAGCTCTCCGCTGAGCAGCTGTTGCTTGATCTCTTGCTAATTGTTCCCTAGCAAGTCTTGCCCATGTTACCTCGTTTTGCCTTTTATTCGCGTCTCTTCTTCTTAGTTGAGCTTCACGGTCTCGACTTTGCTGAACCTGTCTAGCCAATACAGACTGGCGTCTTGCTTCAAATTCTGGATCATAACTGGCCATTAATTTTCCTCCATGTAACGAATAACCCACTCAACTACACTACGTTGACCAGATCTATACATAATTTTTTCCATTGTATCATCAGGTGTAGGATTAATAGGTGGAAAAATTTCTTCTAATTGATTTGTTAAACCACGGGCTTGCATACCCACGGTCTCAAGCATATTTGGGGAGATTGACATTACTATGTTCGAAGAAAGAGGGCATTCTTGCTGCTTTCGTAAAAGAAAGTTCAGGAGCCTTACCCTGATACATTAAGTTATCGCTAGATTGCAACCAAAATTTTTTATCTAAATTTTTATAGGTAGTATTAATACCTAGTGGTTGCATTACCCAGTTAATAGTTGCTTTTCTTAGCTTGTCTAGGCTTGGAGAAACCTCTAGACCTAGTTCTCTACATACAATTGAATTAGCACTGACATGGATCTGTTCATCTCGACTGATATCGGCACTTACTGTTCGCATTCCAGCGTCACCATTAGCGCGAAAGAATGGTAAAAGAACGAAGAAAATTGCACGCTCGGCAACCATCGCTTTGAGGATCGTATGATCCGGATGCGCTGTCCAAGCATCACGTAGCCGTAACGCTTCAGCCTCAGCTTGTGGATCAGTTCCGTAAGCATTGGCAATGTAACCAAGTGCCAGGTCGTGGTTCTGTTCGTCCTTGACGTTTGACTCCAGTAGTTCCCGCGATAACTCNGGTACGTCGGAAGCCAATCCATCACGNATAAAATCTCCCACAGGTAGTTCCATGTGCCGCAAAGCAAGTGCACGGAGCAGCGTTTCGTGTGCTCCTTCCTTGCATGTACCAGCAGTTGTCTGTACTGGTGTCCATTTTCTTTTTCTGTTTAGTAGTTTCTGATAAGGATTTAATCTCATTCTTGACAATCACATTGTGGTTCATTTAGTAAATTGTTCAGGTAATCATCAACATCAACATCAGCTATAGCAGCATACGCATCGGTCTTATCCTGAACATCGCCCATTACTTGCAATGAATAATAAAGCGAGGTTTGTGGAGACCTTAGCCACTCTTCAATGAATTCCTCATCCATGATAGCCAAATCTGACCACCAATTATATGAGTATCCATGGAGAAGTCCACTGGTTTGGTAGAGAGTCATGATGCCATTAGCAACACGTTTATAATTCTCCCATCCGCACTCTGATGCAATTTCTACATCACCATAATTATATGTTTGTACACCAAAAGTACCAGAATCGCGGTCTACAGTACGACCAATAGGTGGTGCGATTTCTGGAGTACAAGTAAAGCCATCAACATCCTTTGAGCGGTAGCTGCAAGATGCTGTAGGGGCGATAGCAAATGCTCGGTCCATATTATACTCATGTGCAATAAGGGATGCATCACGAATACCATTAGCAAGTTGTTGTACAAGAGAATATGCAGCAGTAGCTTCTACTTTGTTATTGTTATACTGTTCTAATGCACGACCAAACTGCTCATAACTTACACCATATCGTCGCAGTAAATTAGCTAGACCAAGTACACCAAGCCCAACCTGTCTATCTGTTTCTGATGGTAGATACTCACCGCTATCTCCTACACCAGTTTTACCATGTAGTTCACATAGTTCTTTCATACCTTCTGCAAATGCAATAGGAATTTGATCAAAACTACATGCCCCCAAGTTCACGTGTTGTAAAAGACAAGTNCCACGACTAGGTAAATATACTTCCAGACAAACATTACCACGGATACGTTGTGTTCCTTGGTACTTAACTTTGTTCAACCAAATGTCACCAGCTTTTATACCTTGAATTAACAAGTCTCGTAGCTCTGTTGACATATTATCCCACCATTCTCGTGTGATGTTAACGCAACGTTTAACCCAAGGTAGTACATCACGTGGTGTTGTAATAAATTCCTCTAAGTCAGCATGTTCTGCGTCAATATGCAAAACTATTGCACCATTTTTGTATTTTCCACCCCTCCTGAGAGTTTCGTTAAGAGCCGAATAGATTCGTCCAAATGATACAGGACCACTCGCAATGACGCCAGAGTCTCTCTCGAAGCCTCGTGGGTCAAGTTCTGATAGATGGATTGCAACTCCTGCGCCTCGGCGTAGAGCATGGCTAGAGAACCTCCAGCTGGCTTCAATTCCGTTTGGTCCTTCAAGTTCATTTTCAACATTCATAACGGTGCACGACACCGGGAGACGACCAGATGGATCATCAATCCATGCCTGAACACGTCCAGTTCTAGAAATTAATTCGCTCATTTAACTAAGTCTTGTAGATTAGGTGGTTGATAATTTGGTCCTTTCATAACCTTACCATCGGACCGTCGGATAGGTTTATTATCAAGACCAAGCTTGGATAAATTTGATTTATGAACACGGTCCAATGCTTCCTCTAGATCCCATTCCATGTTCTCTGCATATTGAAAGCAGACATACACAAGATCTGCTAACTCTTTTAATTCATCTGCATAACCTTCTTCTGTTGCTGCATACATAAATTCTTTGAACTCTTCAACGATCAAATCCCGTTGCATAGTCCGGCTCCCCGTGGAGTTCTGTATTCCATATGCTGTCCGAAACTGAATTGCTTGGTCCGAAAGTGATTGTTTTTGTAGATGTTGTGTTGTTAAGTTCATTTTCAAGATAGTGGATAGCCTTTTCAAGGTCAGACGCTTTCGTGTTAGCATCTTTGTAACCGGCTCGGCAAATATATTTAACTGCACAGCCAAGATGATAGTTTAATTCCCAGTCTCTGATTGCGTCCCAGCATTCAATTGATCCTCGTGTGTAGTAGGCAGGGGAGAAATGCGCCATTGTGCTAATAATTGTCCTACGTTGTTGGTTAAAATAAAGTTAGTTTTTTGTAGTTGCAGAAACAACTCAATCATCTGATCAGGAGGACACCGCTTTAACAGCTCCTCCATTCTTTTTAGTTTAAACTCTTGTTCTAGAGTTATTTCAGTCATTGGCATTGGTGGGAGTCCATAAGATGGGTCTGTTCTCTTTGAAGTCATAATCGTCAGCAGTTAGTATCTTAGCTAATCGTGCATTGAGTAGTGCTTCGTTACTTGTAAGACCTTTAGACTCAAAAGCTTTTACAACGCTATCCCAAGTGTAGCCATGTTCAGAAAAAAATTTTACGCTAGTTTTTACACCGAATCCGGGGGCGCCTGAGTAACCATCTGTGCTGTCACCAGCAAGAGTTTGAATAATAAACCATTCCCAACCAGATTGTTTATCTATTGTAAAGGTTTCATCTAGATTGTAGAGAGTACCAGGTATTTGTTTCATATCCTTGTCCGGCGAAACAATTACACATTCATCATTTGATGTTGCATAAATACCCATTGCATCATCTGCCTCTAGTTGTGGCATTCTTATAACACGATAGTGATCATGTAATTTATAAATTACTCGTCTGTATCCACATGGTTTCTTTCGATTTCTGTGACCTTTGTAAGATTTTTCAACTGATTTACGAAAATTAACAGCATCACTAAAGAACAGGATAACATCTGGATCGAAGAAAACTGATTTAATTTTATTAAGTTCTCTAATAACATTAGTATATGCTTCACTAAATCTACTGCCGACCATGATTACATCATCACCCCAATCAATGTCATACTCAGCCGATGCACATGCTTTGTAAACAATGTAATCAGCATCGATCAGTAGAGTAGTCATTTACCTTGACCTCTACTTAGCTTGCGATTACCTTTTGGTTTAGATAATTTACTTTGACCTTGGGTTGTTTTTTTCTTAGTAGATTTAATCTCCTGTTCGTTTTTCTTTGAGTAAAGCATTAGTGGGTTTGGCTCCAGTTGGTTCCTGTAGTTGCGTCGGCGTCAATTCGACACCTGATGTTGTAGTATTCACCAGCTTCTGTACTGCTAAGTACCAAGGATGAACATAAGTCTGTGGCGTGTTCGGGAGAACACTCGAATTGTAATTCGTCATGAACAAATGCTAGTTGTGAACAGCATAGTTTTAGTTGTTTAATATTATGTTGGTTAATAATCATCCAACGTTTAGCCAAGATTGCAGAATTACCTTGCAAGCAATAATTCAACGCTTTATGCGGTGAATCCACGATAATTTTTCGGTCATCGATAGCTTTGAGGTATCCACGTTCTGAAGCTTTCTTAATTGCATCCAGGAGATCACCGAGTCCTTCAATTGCATCAACATATGCTTCTCTGATCTCTTGTCCTTTTTTCTTTGCTGCCGAGGATGAAAGAAGTTTGTCATAGCTGTGTCCAATTTTTTCATTGCCCGCCCCATATAGCATGGCGTAGGTTACCGTCTTTACTTGTTTTCGACTGATACCTATCTTATCAGCATTGACTTGATGGATGTCACCATTTAGTAGGATGTCAGCATAACGTCCGTCATCATACCTGGCGAGGAAATGCGAAAGCATTCTGAGTTCGATCCCTGCCAAATCAGCCCCAACCATTACTAAACCAGGGCTGGCAGTAAATAGCTGCCTAAATCTAGAATCACTTGGAACTTGAGATAAGTTGGGGTTACGATGAGCTTGACGAAATGTTGCAGTAGCTACTGAACAATGGTGATGTATTCGACTAGCATTCGTAGATAGCTTGAGCCATGCGTTCGCGCCTTCGGAGATCATCCCAAGCATTTTCGTTACCGTCAAACATCTCGCAAACTGCATAGCAATCGGAGATCCAATCTCGGTCAGAATAACTTCGTCGATAACTGGTTTCCCAGTAGTTGTCTTCTGAGTTGGAATCCAACCACAGAATGTTTGCAATATCCATGAGATGTGATCGCGTGATGTTGGATTTAATTCTTTTAAGCGTGTGAATGGAGCGTCTTTGACATAGCCTTGGGTCCGATTATTTCTCTTAGGAGTAAATATTGATCCTGCAACGTAAGGGTGCCTGTCACGTAGTAATTGATAAGTTTGCTCAAGCTCTCGTCTGAGAGTAGATGCAAGTTCCCATGCAGAGCGTTCATCAAAATACCATCCATGTAGTTCCTGTTTTGTAAGGATTTCGGCAGACTCATGTTCTAATTTAATCCATTCAGGTATGGTTGAAAATGTTTCCAAAGTTTGTTAGTAACAACAACGTCTTGTATCATGTAATCTTGCATTTCTTGTGACCATTCCTTCCAATCTGTATCTTTTCCAAATGTACCTTTATTTTCATCTAGACGATAACCATAAGCTTCAAGTGAATGTCTACCATATAATTTTAAAGGCATATTTTTCCAGACACGTTTTTTATCTATGTCTAGTAAGTTTGGATGATACAAACGACTGAGCAAAAGAGTATCCAAGCAATCACCAATACGTCTAAACCATGGGTATAATTTATTAATGATAGCAAGATCGTACCCAATAATGTTATGACCAACAATACACTCAGCGTCTTCCAGATACTGAATACCTCTAATAATCGGTTCAGCAGCTTGTTTATCTGTTGCATGTTTAAAAGCTTGATCATTATAAACCATTGTTTGATCAGTTTCTGTATCATAAATACAAAGACAGTGGATCTTGGTAACATCACAGAGTAATCCGTCAGTTTCTAAATCAAAGATGAGCATTACCTACCGGACCATTTGTATGTCTTATCTACAAATTGTGCTCTAGCAATTGCTTGAGTTGTTGGTGGGTTAGGTCGTTTCAATTCAGAAGTCTGTTGAAGGGTTGAAGTCTGCTGTTTCTGTTGTTTCATTAAATTTACAGGTAGATAAGTCATAATTTAATCGACAAGCAACGCCTGTTTCCCCAGAGTAGCGATTCTTGAGAATTCTAACAGTTGTATCAGAGTGTTTAGATCCACTCTGCTGATCTCTTTCGAGTCCAATAACTGCATCGCTAAGTTGAGCGATTGCCGCACTTCCTCTAAGTTGTCCGAGTGTAACACGTGCACCTTCTTCATGATTTTGATCTGATGATGTGCGCTTAAGATGCGACACAAGAAATAAAGCAATGCCTGTTCGCTCAACTAATGAACGTAGGCGGGTCATTGTAGTGTCTATCATACGTCGCTCGTCTCCATCTAATCCACTAAGTAAGATTGATAGGTGATCGAGAAAGATAACCTTGGTATCAAGACCTGCAGCAAGATATTCAATACGATTGTAAATGATATCAGGATCAAAAGATCCAAACCCATCAAACAAAAATAAATCCCAATTGGCAAGCGTTCTTTCATAGGCTTTAGTCAACGTTGAACGATCGTGTTCACCCATATGTAGTGCTTTACCAACAATAGGAGACATAAGCCCTAAAGCAGTACGTCGGTTTGACTCTTCAAGTGCCAAATAACCGACCCTTTCTCCCTTCGATAACAAGTGAGCAGCCAAGTCTCTACAGACGGACGACTTGCCTTGTCCAGATCCTGAAGTAATAGTGACAAGTTCTCCGTACCTGATCCCGTGAAGCTTCGCTTGTAATCCTTGAAATGGGTAGTCATGATCTGATGGTGGTGATGGTGTAGTAACTAATTCAAGTAATGATTTACCATCTACAATACCATCAGGACGATATTCTCTACGTTTAAAGAATGCATCATCGATAGCTTTGTAATCATTAGCTTGTAAAGCATCTGAAAGGTCTTTGTAAGCCTCTAGACGGGCTATAAAAGCTCTACCAGGTGGTAACACACTTGCAGCTTCTTCAGCAGCTTTCTGTCCTGGTTCATCAGAATCAAACCAAAGTACAATCTCTTTGTAACCTTGGAGAAATTCTAAATTCTTTTGTATTGATTTTTTAGCCCCAGCTGCACCGCTAGGTAGTGACACAACAGGCCAAGTAGGAAATAATTCTGCATATGAGACGCAATCTAGCTCACCTTCTGTAATTATAATACGTTTACCACTGTTACCCCATAAATATTGGGCAAAGAATGTACCAGGTGAGTCTCCTTCGTAAGTAAACTGTTTGTCTTTTGTTTTAACCTTAGCACCTTTGACAATGCCAGATTGATCGTGATAGTAAAACCTTAACTTGTCTCCATCACGATATACTTTGTATTTTTCACAAGTTTGTTGAGAGATTTTTCGTTTCTGCAGCCGTTCAGCTGAGCCTTTAATCTGCACGCGATTTGTATGATGAATGTGTATTGGCTCTTCATCACCTGGAGTATAAGCATGACACACAAAACAATAACCATGACCATCAGTATAGATACTATTACCATCTGATGAACCACAATTGTTACATGCCTCATGCCTAATAAACTCAGATGAGCCATTTAAGGGGGATGTTTTTGAATGATGTCCAAAGGATGTCATGTCTGTCACACCACTTTGCATAAGTGGTTTTACTTTTCTTACTAATTTTATTAAATGGAGATTGAAAGACCATACGTAGATCTAGATTAGGGTTTAGTAGTTTAACTGCCTTAATCTTCCTACGATCTTCAGCTTCCCAATAGCCTTTACATTCTAGATGTATGCCATTGGGTAAGATAAAGTCAGGGCAATACAAATGCTCAATTACATATGGAATCTTGACGGTTTCGTATTCATACTTAACTCCAAGCTCGACAAGTAAATCAGCAACTTTCTCCTCAAGCCCAGAGCGGAATGCCATCAGAAATCGTCCTCTTCTTCCACGTCCTTGCTAGGTGTGATATTAGGTTCAGAAGCTTTAAAACCTTCAGTAGTACCAAACATAGCTACTACATCTTCTGTACTCATGTCACCTGTGTCTACACCAGCTCCGTTATTAAGAGACACCAGTTGTACACCAACCAGTTTAAGACTCGTGCCATAAGTGACTCCATCACGAAGGATATATGGTTTCTGATAGAATGCCAACTTGACACGACTACCAGCATACATAGGTGTAGCTTCATCTGTAATCTGTACGCCTTGCGTATCGACAACAGGTGGACGGTTCTCTTCGTTCCAACTGAACTTGACTTTGTATTGCCCATCAGCTACTTCTTCCCATGGTTCAGGCTTTAGTGTTGAACGCTTAGGGTTCTTTAGTTTACCTTCTGCCCACTTGAGTGACTCAACACGGTCATCTTCAAGGGTATCAGCCATTGACTGATCGACAATAGCAGCTAGTGAATAACCAAACTTACTTGGTTTCAATACAGCTTGGTAGCCTTCCAGGACTACAGGCTGTTCGGTTTTGTGGATGTTGCGTGGCATTAACAGAAAAAATAAGTGGATTCAATCACGGATTCTGGTTCCAGATCTCCAATGATCGGTGGATTAGTCTCTGCTTCTATTTGAGTAGCAAAGTCTTGTAAATAATTATGCTCTGCAAATAAATGCATGTATGTTTCTCGTACTACGGAACTTAATAATTCCATGTCTGTAGCACGACACAATACAGAGTCATGTATAAGAGCAATCGGTGCATAAAAAGCTAATGCACTAAAATGTAAAAGCGAGGCGTCAAGTGAATGAATAAGATTAGGTGCTGTTGCGTTCTTGTGGTGTTGTTTATCTACCTTGTCACCATCTTCAGTAGCAACAGTAAGTTTACAACGACCAAGCAATTGTAGCTCAACCTGAATAGTTTTAGGTTTCATTAGACGTTGGTTAACAACAAAACCAGATGGTGTTACCCATTTTAGTTCTGTTTTACCTTTATCAATAGCTTTAGATACTTCATTTTCAATCCATGACATAACAGCCATAGGACCAGGAACAACAGTATCCATTGCATCCCTAACAGCAACAACAGTTTTAGTTAGATCGTCTTTATCAATCTCAACACCTTTCTCTTTTAATGCATCTCTAATGTACCCACGGTTGCTGAAAGGTTTGGCATTGTAGGGTACCGTCATGACTACCCTTTTGACTACCTTTCTATCCATATGATTACGGATAGAATTAGGGCAGAAAGGAGCAGCAGTATTAGCAACGACAGCATAAGCATCTTGTGGTTTATCAGAAGGAATAACATTTACTAGACTAGCAGTAGATTTATCTCTAGCTAATCCAGCTAGTATTTGTAACCCACTACATGTAGCATCAGTAGCAACTATTCCACCTGTTGTTGTTCTATCTTTAATCAAGACACAATGATAATATTCATCACATGCTGCTAAAAACTGCCAAGGTTCTGCAGCAGCTTCCCATTCGTGAATGTATTGAATTGGATCACATGCGACCATAGAAATAATATGAGTATTATTTATTACCCAATTTAATCTATCTTCAATAGTATCCTTATCACGACCATAAGTAGTAGCAACTTGAAAGGCTAACCATTTCTCAGCATACTTATTCATCTTTGCTTCTTTAGCAAATCGAAGTAGACTTTTTCCAAAGTCAGTATCTTGTGGTGTTAAGTGTGATGGAATAGGATAAGCTCTCCCTCTATAATCAAAACTCCATGGTAAATAAAATTTATCTTTATCTTTAAATCTTGCTACTGCTTCCATTGTCATTCGAGTTCTACAAGACTTTCTAAACTCTTGAGCTTGTAAATCATGAACTACTTTAGCTCTTCGTTTATAATCTTGTCTTGACTCTTTATTAACATCAATATCTATTGGTTTAGATGGTAGATCATGATGCATAATAGGGAGAAACTTACCGATTGCTCGTTCCATTCTATCTAGTTCTTCCGCTACCTTTACTGTAAAAGGATTTAAACGGTAAGCCACCTTCTGAATTTTGTTTAAAAATTCGATTGGTGTTTCTCCCTGTATAGATGTGGGGTTACCACGCCTTACTAAATTATGACCTGCCATGATCTCATTTAGGAAATAACCACCACATGATTCATTGCTCCAATCTCTTGGAGGTATAAGCATAGGCCATGCAACAGGACTAAATAATTCAGCATTTTTCATAATCTCATCTTTTTTCTCCATAAATTCTGGAGTAGGGACAATATGTTGAATTTTCTTTCGTCCTTGCTGATGTATGTGTTTAGTAAACCAACCACTAGTCTCCATAATGCAGTCTAGTAACCAACCACCAAGTTGAACACGATTTTTACTACCCCATGTCTGCCAAGGCGTAACATCATACCTGTTCATTAATGTTCTGATGTTAACTAGTTTCTGTTGTGTACCAGAAGAACTGTGCCAATAACGTTCTTTTAGTTTATACAGTAACCCAGGTGCTGTCTTTTCATAATGCCTCATCTGGCACTCCTGTTCAACAGCTAGTCCAATAGCTTCACAAACGCCTACAGTGACGTTTGATTTGTCTTTATGACTAAATACCTTATCAAAGCATACCTTAAGTGCTATAGCAGCAGCAGCGAGTGGCTCAACATCAGCAAGATACTGTTGTATCTCCTTAAATGATTTACCCGCTTGTCCTTTCTTTAATCTAGCGGTAGTATCTTCAATACGTGCCACCAACAAAGGAAGCAGGGTATCAATAGAAGCAGCTCCGTAAACACTAGCAGACGCATAAGATTTGTTTTCTAAATCTCGGGTGTTCTTATGTAGTTTTTTTAGACCATGTGCAATAGCATCACGTTCTAATTGAATTTGTTCGTCTAACTCTTGTTCAGTCGGAATCAGCAATCAAGTCGTCTCCTGCGTCCTTGTTTGGTGTGTATGTGAAATCGTAACATTGTGCTAGCTCTGGGTAAGCTTCACTTANTTCTTCAAATTGATCAATCAAAATTAAACTCATTTGGGTTATGTGGTGTAATAAATTGTAATTCAGAATCTGTACATACGACAAACTCAGACTTATCAGCCATCAACTGCTTAACTTTATTTTTAGCAGCATGTTGTTTCTGATACGTGTACTCTTTGATCTTACCTTTAGATGTAGTTTCTCTGATGATACAACAAACAGAGGAGGGTAGTTCCCAACCTCTGAGTTTCCAATCTACAAATTCTTCATAGGTTGGAGCATATAAAAACTCATCAGGTACTTCCTTCCATTGGCGCCAGTTGTTAGGTAGATACGGTTTCTTACCAGTCATCGTCATCCAGATAAACATCTTTTAGTTTAGAAGAGCCACCGGACAATTCAACAGCAGCGTGTAACGCGTGCTCCAAATCGGGTGCAAGTAACCACTGCACCTGCTCGTCTGTTGTGACATAGCGCCACGTCTTAAGGCGTTGTTTCTTTAGCATTATTTCTTTGAATAGTAACGTGATGTGATACGATTAGAACGCTGATAAATAACAGCAGTTGAGAACAATCCTACCATACCAATGATGGCAAGGATGATCGTTGATTCATCCCATTGCATAAAAAACTGCGTCCTTGCTGGTGTGAATGTGTTGAATGTGATTGACAAAAATACCGCCGCTAAATATAATAATAGCGACGGATTGTGATTAGATTGTAATAAGAATTACAAATTAATTAAAAGTTTTGATTAAAGAAATAATATTCAGAATCAAAATACACAGAAAAGAAATCGTATTTTAATGTTTGATGCCACACTAATTCCCAATCAATGGCATACTGTACCCAAGTAGGTAATGCATCCATCTCAGAAGAATAGGTATCACTCATCAAATCTTCACAGAATGTTGCCTCGTCACGATAACAACCAGCATACGCATCTTCGAGTTGTTCGATGTCAGTGATACCGTACGATGTCAACTCCTCCATGAATTGCTCAATGTCAGTAACTGACTCAGAGTCAATAACTTTGGAGATGGCTTCTTCGTAGCGTGAAAGAGTTGGTGCAATCATAGTTGTGTGAATGTGTTGTTTGATGAGTGACAAGTTAGTTAATCAAGCAAGAGTGAAAGAAGAAACATCGGTGTCATTGAGGCAGTACTCGTTAACCCACTTACCGAATGATTTGACATTGCCAAAGATAACATCGAACATACCATCTTCGCTAACATTGCTGTATAGATACTGCCTGTTATTGTTGAACGTTACCAATGCTTGATTTGTTGCTTGGTTTACTTCAAGATTCTTGATTGCAGAAGACTTTATACTGTTACGCGCAGAAGGTGTGAAGAACATAATAAAACAATAGAGTGAATAAGTAGGGTGTGAAACCTACATCTAACCACCGAAGTGGCTAGAGGTAAGCATCAACTATGGTTAGCGATGAACTCGTCGAGAGTGTAACCGTCGTCGGTGTCAGTGTCAGCAACTAGCTGATCATAAGACAATACATCTAACGAAGCACGATAGTCAGCAGGTGACATGTCAACGTCAGGATCGAAGTCGTCATGGCAAAGATAGTCATACTCATGACACAATGCGTCGATGAGTTGTACACGTGTGTATGTGATACTAGACATAATCAAGCAGCAGATTGAAGAGTGAGAGGATTAGCATCGAAGTTGTCTGCACACTTACTATCATAAGCTAGACAATACTTGTTAACCCACGAACCGAGACTGATTGTATCTTCTAACAATAGTTTAAGGATAGCACGACGACTAACATTGTTGTAAGCATAACGCTTAACACTCTTGTTAGTGTTCTTGTAGTACACAGTACACCAACCACACCAAGGATTAACAATGATGTAATCAATGAAGGATGAAGAACGAATGATAACAAACGCTTTGTTGAGTGGATTAGAAAGCATAGTGTGATTGATTGAGTACTTAGTTAGTATGGCAGAGAATGGAGTGAAAGTCAAGCGGTAGTGGACAGTTCTTCACGTGTCATGTGGTATTGGTAGTTACCATTAGACATACGCG